TGGATCGCACGCTCGCGGATTCCGCCGACCGTGACTCGTGGCTGCAGGTGCATGACCGTGTCATCGGCTCGTCGACGGCGGGGAAGTTCGCCAGACCCGGGTCGGTGGAGACATACGTGCGGCAGATCCTCGCCCCGCGCACCTTCTCTGGCAACGGGTCCACCGAGCGCGGCAACCTGTGGGAACCCGCCCTCCTCGCGGCCGCCGCCGCGCAGCCGAACAGCCTCTTCATTCACCACCCGGACCACGAGCGTTTCGCGTGCACGGTCGACGGCACGAAGGTCACACATCGCGGCCTCGTGATCGTCGAGACGAAGACGAAGAACGAACGCATCGTGTCCGCCCCGACCCCATACGAGGTCCGTCAGCTTGCTTGGCAGCTGTACTGCATCCCCGAGGCCACCGAAGCCGAGTGGTGGTGGGGGGAGATCGTTCGCGACCCCACCTCCCCCGACGGCTGGAAGCTACGGCGTCCGCCGCGGCACATCATCTTCACCCGCACCGATCCCGTGATCGCCGCGGCGACCGAACTCATCGTGCCCATCGCTCACCGGGTGCTCGCCGCGCTCACCGCGGCCACCACCACGGCCGTCCCCTTCTGAAAGGCCCCGTCATGTCCACCGCTGTTGTCGCCTACGAAGCCGCGTCCCTCAACGACCGGATGAAGTACGCCCAGACTCTCGCCGCAGCCGGCGACCTCATCCCGAAGGGGCTGTGGAGCCAGGCCACTCCCGGCCCTGACGGTCGAGTGATCCCGCCCGCCCCGTCACCCGGCAAGGTGCTCCTGGTAATGGAGACGGGCGCGATGCTCGGCCTCATGCCGGCCGCCGCTCTGCAGTCGATCGACGTCGTCGAGGGGAAGGCGACTCTCTCCGCCCGATTGATGGGCGCTCTCATCCGGAAGGCGGGCCACAAGCTCGACGTCGTCAAGACGGGGAGTGTCACAGGCGGCGACTACGCCGTGACCGTCACCGGCACTCGCTCCGATGACGGGTCCGTGTTCGTGTCGACGTGGGACTTCCCGCGCGCGATCCGTGCGGGGCTGGTGCAGTCTTACCAGCAGAACGCAGCTGGCGTCTGGGAGGTACGGGCGCGCTCCGACAAGGGGAACGCGAAGCCCTGGGAGGCGTACGCCGAGATTATGCCGGTGTGGCGCGCGATGTCGGAGGTGGGCCGTGAGGGGTTCGCCGACGTGCTGTTCGGTCTCTACTCGACCGAGGAGATGACCGACGGCGGTATCCCGATCACCGATCCGGACCCGGAGCCGACCGAGGACTGGCTGGCGCTCATCGCCGCCGCCGAGGACACGGAAGGTCTCGCCAAAGTCGGCGCCCGTCTCGCCGAGAAGGGCGAGGGCAGCGACAAGATCCGTGCCGCGTATCGCGCACGCTCGGCGGTGCTCGCGGCCGAAGCCGACATCGAAGACGCCGAGGTCGTCGATGACCAGGCAGCGCCCGCCAGCGTCTCACCCGCACCCTCGGCGGGCATGTCACAGGAGGAGTACGAGGCGGCGGAGGCCGCACGCTTCGACGCTGAGGCGGCCAGCGCATGAGCGTCCCGACGACGGGCCAGGTGTACGGCGACAAGGAGAACACGCCGGTCCCGATGCCCCGCTACCGGTGCAAGTCGACCGCAGCCGAGACGCGCCCACACGCGCCTCACTCGACTCTCACCCACCCCTGCAAGCTGGCCGTGGACCACGACGCCGGTCACCGCTGCATCTGCGGGAGGACGTGGGACCGCCCCGTCCCGGTGAAGCCATGACCGAGGTCGCGAACCTGACGACCGGAGAGATCGTCGACTTCGAGCCCGCGTCGCCCATCGAGCTCGAGATGATCATCCGCGAACTCGGCGACCGCCTCGAGCGTGCCGTGCCGGTGATCAAGCAGCTGTGGTCGAACCGGTACGCCGCCGAGCGGAAGCTCATCGAGGAGAAGGCGAAGGCCGTGATGCGGTCCGGCGCCGGCTCGGTGACGGAGAAGCGCGCTGAGGCTGACCTCGCGACGATGACCTACCGGCACGAGTTCGACACCGCGAAGGAGATCCTCCACGCGGCCGAGGAGCTGCAGAAGGCGCTCACGGCGAAGCTGTACGGCTACCTCAACCTCAACAAGGCCCTCGCGTCGTCCTACAACGCGAGCGGGGTCGGCCGATGACCACCCAGAGAAAGGGATACCAGGTGGGTACCGAGAAGAACAACGAGAAGCCTCCCAGCTTCGCGGCCATGCTCGCGCAGGTGCGTCCGCGCACCGACGTCGAGGCGGCCGAGATGCTGCGGAAGGTCATCGAGGCCGTGAAGGCGACGGGGAAGGTCGGCTCGATCACGATCCGGTTGGACGTGAAGCCCGCCGACGGCCTCACCGACGCGGTCGTGGTCTACGACCGCCTGTCGCAGAAGGTGCCGGAGAAGACCCGCGAGGGCTCGATGGCATTCATCACGCGCGAAGGCGACCTGTCGCGCACCGACCCCAGCGCGATGCCGCTGTGGGACGAGGACATCCGCGATGCCGGCGCGCATGTCGACCTCCAGACCGGTGAGATCAAGGAGGCACCCGGAGCATGACCGATGACACCAGGACCGAAACGGATGCGGCCGCGGAACTCGCGCGGCAGGCGCTCGCCCCGAAGGAGGTGCACCCGGCCGGGCTGTACCTGCTGCCGGATGGTGACGGCGGCGCGCGCATCGTCGACACCGACGCGTTCGGCACCGCGCCTCGCCACACGGCCGGCGCGCGGGTCGTCACCGACGCGGCGTCGTTCGTCGCGTACGTCAACCGTCACCGCCGCCTCGGCACGGAGGTGTTCGCCCACACGAACACGTCGTCGGTGGTCGCGGTCATCGACTCGCACGAGAGCAGCGACACGGCCGAGGTGTACATGCCTGGCTGGCAGAAGCACACCGTGCGTCTCGCGCTCGAGAAGTCGAAGGCGTGGCTCGCGTGGGAAGCAGCCGACGGCCACCTGTTCACCCAGGAGGAGTTCGCGGACTTCCTCGACGACCGCTACCTCGACGTGATCGAGCCTGTCCCGGCGCGGATGATCGAGATCGCCCGCACCTTCCAGGCGCACACGAAGGTCGCGTTCGAGAGCAGCATCCGCGAAGCCAGCGGCGACGTGAAGCTCAACTACACGGAGGACACGGCGGCGAAGGCCGGGCAGAAGGGCGACATCGAGATCCCCGCGCGGATCCAGATCGCACTGCGCCCGTACATCGGCGGCCCGATCTACTCCATCTGGGCGAGCTTCCGGTACCGCCTCCGTGGCGGGTCGGTGCACCTCGGCTTCAAGCTCGAGCGCCCCGAGGTGATCCTCGACCTCGCATTCACGGACATCGTGACCGAGATCCGCGAGGGCCGCACCGACAAGAAGGACGGCGTCGAGACCCGCGTGCACGACGGCATCGGAGACGTGCCGATCTTCAACGGCAAGCCGTCGTCCTGACCGGTCGCTGCACGTAGCAGGTGCAGCGCCCGAACCGGGGACCGGCCGAGTAGCAGTCGGCCGGTCCCCTCCACCCACACCGCATCCCTTGACCAGGAGTACTCGCGTGAGCATCCCCATCATCCCTGATCCGTACCCGGAGCAGGTGCAAACCCCCGAACCGTTCACCACCACGTTCCAGTTCCAGTGGGCGAAGGCGCCCCTGTCTCTGAACTACCGCCTGCACAAGATGGCGGAAGCGAAGGTCATCAAGAGCATCCGCGGGGAGATGGCTGTTCGCGGCCGCACCCTCCCTGCGATGGACCGTTGCGACGTCGTCCTGTCGTGGGTGGTCAACGACCGCCGCAAGAGGGACGAGGAGAACATCGTCCCCGTCCTGAAGGCGCTCTGCGACGGTCTGGTCGACGCCGGCGTCGTGCCCGACGACACCCCCAACTTCATGGTGAAGCACATGCCGGTGATCCAGTTCGCGCCGAAGCGCGAGCAGGTCGCGCACTTCGAGTTCACCGTCAGCGAGGTCGCCCCGTGAGCCGCCTCACGCTCCTCGAGCGGATCGAGACCCACCTCGACAAGACCGGCGACTGCTGGCTCTGGACGGGGTCCCTCAGCCACAACGGCTACGGTCACATCCACGTCGGCCGCACCGTCGCCCGCGTGCACCGCCTCGTCTACACGCTCCTCGTCGGCCCGATCCCGAGGGGCCTCCACCTCGACCACGTCGAGGAACGCGGCTGCACGTCCCGAGCGTGCTGCAACCCGAAGCACCTGGAGCCAGTCACGCAGGCCGAGAACAACCGCCGCGCCGCCGCACGGCGCCGTCTCCGCGCGCTCCCGCAGCGCCCGACCCTGGCTCGCGCAGCATGACCGGCAAGCCGCAGACATGCACGCACGACGGCTGCACGCGTAGAACTGTGGCGCGCCGGCTCTGCGCGGCCCACTATCAGGCTGCGTGGAAGGCTGGCGAGCTCGGCCAACACGAGAAGCAGCCGCCGCGTGAGAAGGCCCGCACCCGGTGCCCCGCCGATCACAAGCACGCGGCCGCCTCGACGTGCTTCATCCAGCACCAGTGCAGGTGTACCCCGTGCGTCGATGCGCACAATGCCCGTGAGCGGAATCGGAACAAGCAGAAGGCATACGGACGGTTCGATACAGGGCTCGTGGACGCGGAGCCGGTTCGCGCGCACATCCTCGCGCTCGGTGAGTTCGGCATCGGATACAAGCGAGTCGCGGAGCTCGCCGGCGTCGGCGTGACCGGGGTGCGCACGGTGATCTGGGGGCGCCAGGACCCGGGTCCGCGCTTCGGGGAGATCCCGAAGCGAATCGGCCGCGAGAAGGCCGAACGGATCCTCGCTGTCGAGGCGACCACCGACAACCTCGGCGACGGTGCGAAGATGTCGGCGCTCGGCACGCATCGACGGATCCGCGCGCTCGTCACACGGGGCTGGTCGCTGTCGAAGATCGCCCGCCGCCTCGATATCGAGATCGGCAACTTCTGGGCACTGCTCGCCCGCGAGCAGGTTCTCGCAGGCACGCACCGCCGCGTCGCCGCGCTGTACGAGGAACTGTGGGACGCCGAGCCCCCGCACGATGAATGGCGCTCGAAAGCCGCGTACACGCGTTCGCTGAACTACGCGAAGCGGCGCGGGTGGATGCCGCCGCTCGCGTGGGATGACATCGACACCGACCCCGAGCCCGAGCGCGACGTGGTCGTGCAGGGCCGTGCGAGCGCCGACGAAGTGCTCGAGGACGTCGAGTTCCTGCTCGACGGTGGAGAGTCACCGCAGCAGATCGCGGTGATCATCGGCCGGAAGCCGGGAACGATCGCGAAGCTCGCAGAGCGGAACGGGAACCGCGAGATCGCGAACATCTTCGGCTCGCTCGACAAGCGGGTAGCGGCATGAGCCTCCGCGACGTGCTCGAGTACCGCGCCGCCGACACCGGCCAAATCGTGTTCGACATGGTCGACGTCCCCATCGAGTACCGCGCGCTCTACTCGCGCCCGTTCGGCGCGCAGCAGTGGGGCTGGCACTCGGGCGAGTTCTACTTCGACGCCGCCTACAAGGCATCTCACGAGGGGGTGCCGGCATGAGCCTGCTCTTCGACCTCGACGACTTCGAGGAGACCCGGACCGAGTGGATGCCGATCTACAAGCCGTTCGGCGGCGGCCTGGCCGAGTACGTGCGTGAGGAACGCTGCCGGGACTGCGGGCGACGCGCTGGCTACAACCAGGGCGGGTCCGACCAGGTGGGGATCTTCATGGTGTGCGATGAGTGCGCCGAGATCGACCGGTGCCGGCTCGTGTGCTGCGACCCGGTCGCTGAGCGCCGACCCGCACGCGTTGGCCACGAGCGCGAGGAGTGCGCGCACTGCGCCTGCGGCTGGTGGGAGTTCCTGGACCACTGGACCGATGA